GATCCGCTTCTCTTTGAAGGCTTAAACTTACACTTTTACTATCTTCAGAATCGGATGTATCACTGCCGCTACCGCTTTCTGAACTTGATAAATTACCTAATTTTTCTTCATATGAAATGGGGCTTCTTCTTCTTCTTCTTCTTCTTGGTGATCTTCTTTTTATTTTAGAATTACCATTTTTCCTTTTAAAATCTCTAATAAGTTCTCTTCTCTCTTCCTCATGTAACCGTTCCATTTCTCTCATATTACTTTCGAGAAGAGAAATCCTACGCATCTGTCTAGCAATAACAGTTTTATTTTCTTTAATTATATGAGCTGAATCTGGTTCTTCAGGTAAAGGTTTAGGTTTGTAATCTGTATTGAAGAAATCTCTTTGTAGTTTTTTCTTTCTTTCTGATTCAAGTTTATTTTCTTGTTCTTCCAAGTTATCTTCTGCCTCAGTAATCTGAATTGATTGTTTTTTATACTTTAAGTTTCTGGCTCTAACAAACTTACTTGTTTTTTTTACTGTTAAACTATCTAATATTCTTTCAAACTCACACGTTAATGCCTGTTTTTTTTCAATAAGAGGTTTTAACTCATTATAAAGTTGTTTATCTTCTGTTAACCAGGCATCGGCCATTTCATTAATATTACCACCTGCCCACATTTTATCATAGCACCATGTATTAAGTTTATCGGTTCTAGTTTGGATCTGAGTTAAAAAATCAGCACATTGATGTCTTAGATTATTAATAGTTTCTTTCTTTTCATCAATCTTTTTATATTTTGCTAATGCTAAAACTAAACCTGTATATGAAGAGATTATTAAAGAGATAAAACTAATTACTGCTTTATCAAGATTAATAATATCATTTCCCGCTTGAAGAAAGGATGAAGATGCTGCCAAGACAATAATTGATACTTGAACAATATCCATCCACATTGTATAAGAGCCATATTTTTCGTCTAATATTTGTATTCGTTGTTTAAACTCGTCTTTGATTAGCTTATTATGATCTTTATATGCTGTAATTCTTAATAGACTTCTTATGTAAGCGGGGTCTTCTCTAACATTTAAAACTTGGTCTTTCATATTTTCTTTTAGTACATGTCTCATTTGTGTAGCAGCCGAAGCATCCAAAAAGGCTTTATTACCACTCATAATTATATATAATTCCTAAAATATAATTATGATTTTCTTAACTGTAATCGGGCAAATTATCAATATTCATAATTTTTGCATTTTTACCTATCTTCTTTTTACCAACAATATATCTTGAAAAGTATCCCTGCTTTAATACATCACCTGGACTATGCTTATGCACTGAACGCGCAATCATCTTATAAAGTTTAAAATCAGGATATCTCTCATCGCCATTATTTTTATAGAGAATATTTCTATCTTTATCGTCTTTACACCATTCTATTATTATCCTTTTCGCAGCATTTTGAGGAGACTTTGGATTTTCTTCAATTTCATCAATAACAAAATCATAGAGAGAACAACCTAATCTACACAAATCAAAGCTAGTATTAGGTTCTAATCTAGGTTTTTTATCATTAAAATATGGTTCAAAATTATACTGGGTAGCAGCATCTCCCTTAGGATGATAACTATCACTACATACAACATTCCCTCTGAACTTATAAATAGCTCTACCAAAGTCAATAATTTTATATAATCTTCCAAAAGTAGGTACTTTGTAATGTTTTCCATCCCATTTATAATATAAATATTGCTTTTCAGTTGGAACATACATAATATTGTTTGTATGAAGGTCGTTATGAGTAAAACTAAAACATTTCTGATATGCTAGTAGTGTCATAATTACCTGTATAACCATAGATCCCCATTCTGCGTCTCGTAAATCTTCTTCACTTTCAACTATTAAACTATCAAGTGTATCTTGACATTTTTCCATTGCAATTACTTGCACTGGAAATTGATTAATACTAGCCATTAGTATATCTTCAGATGCAGTTGAATAATCTGTGTCTTCACTTCCACTACTGCTACCACTACCATCGTCTTCTTCATCTTCATCATCTGATTCATCTTCATTTTCAGTATCAGAGGATCTTGATGAACAACTTGAACTCTCGTCTGTTTTTCTAGTATTATTACCAGATAAATCGCAGGAAAATAAAAGATCTGCTCCTGATGTATCTACCAAACTTGTATTTGAAATAAAAATACTATCTAATTCTGAAATGTCAGCAATATCACTTAATTGCAAAACATTTTCATCTTCCAAATTATCAGAAAGTTTAATTCTATCCTTATTATTTCTTGTATTAAAATTAAATCTCTCATTTGCAAAATTATTATCAACTGAAAAAAGAGAACCACGGTTTTTATGAAAAAACTCAGAATCATTGAGATATTCTATTTCATCAGCTATATTAACTTGAAAATCGTTTTTCTGACCAAGAAAAGATCCATAAAAATCTAAACTGTGTAAAAAGTTATGATTATGTAACAACTGACTACTTAGATATGTGAAAAAACTGTCTACATAAGCAGAATTATTTGTATCATTGGTCTTAGCATGACCAGAAACTTCTCCAAACTTTGGTAATTCTAACATTGAGTTTCCCGATGCTTCATATTTACCAATCATATACTTTGTTGGATCTAATAGAGGACTAAACTTAAAAAAAATATCTCTGTTGATAATTTTATTATTATCATCAATTACTTCTGCATTACATGAATTATGACCATCCATTGAATTGATTTTATTTAATGAAAGGACATTGTTCAAGTTCATTTTATCAGCATTACCTTCATTCATGCTAAAGAACTTAGTATAAATAGGAATGTAATTTTGTGGATTTTCAATATCCAGTTTTTCTTTGCCCGTTATATTGCTAAACAATTCAGAATTGTCGGACTTTCTATAAGTAAACTCCATTAGAGAACAATAATATTAATTTTGTTTAGTCTTAAACTCAAAACTGCGGTTAATAGTTTATTTATTTTTCTTTTATTTTCTTAAATGTCCACAGAATTAGAATTGAGTAAGTTTAGTATGAATAATATTAGTTTCAAGCCTGATGAAAATAAAGGTCCCGTTGTTGTATTAATTGGAAGACGTGACACTGGTAAATCCTATTTAGTGAGAGATTTGTTATATTATCATCAAGATATACCTATTGGTACAGTTATTTCTGGAACAGAAGCAGGTAATGGTTTTTATAGTCAGCATGTTCCAAAACTTTTTATTCATGATGAATACAATAGTGCTATCATTGAAAATATTTTAAAAAGGCAAAAGACAGTACTTAAGCAAGTTAAGAAAGAGATGGAAACTTATAAAAGGACAACTATTGACCCAAGAGCATTTGTAATTTTAGATGACTGCTTGTATGATGCTAGTTGGACAAGAGATAAAATGATGCGATTACTTTTTATGAATGGTCGTCATTGGAAAATTATGTTAATTATTACAATGCAATATCCACTTGGTATTCCTCCTAATCTAAGAACTAATATTGATTATGTATTTATTCTTAGAGAACCATACATAAAAAATAGAAAGATCATTTGGGAAAATTATGCTGGTATGTTTCCAACATTCGAAAGTTTTGCTCAAATTATGGATCAATGCACTGAAAATTATGAATGTCTAGTAATTAATAATAATGCAAAAAGTAATAAGCTAAATGATCAGATCTTTTGGTACAAGGCAGATCCACATGGAGGATTTAAGCTTGGCTCAAAAGAGTTTTGGGAACTCTCCAAAGATCTAGATAGTGATGATGAAGTAGAAAGTTATGATCCTAATTCATCAAGAAGAGGTAGAGGACCAAAAATTAGTGTTAAAAAAAATAGATGGTAAAGTATTTAAAATTATGGATTAAAATATAACTAATGGTAAAAGATGAAATTGTTTTTGCAATACTTGCAAAAGATAAGGAATATTGTTTAGATTATTTTTTACAATGTCTTTATAACCAAACTTATGATAAGAAAAAAATACATTTATACATTAGAACTAATGATAATAAAGATAACACAAAACAAATATTGTTAGACTACATTAAACATAATGGAATGCTATATGGTTCAGTGTTCTATAACGATATGAGTGTAGATCCTAAATTAAAACTTGAAGAAAATGATGGCTGGAATAGCTTTAGATTTAAAATACTAGGAAAAATCAGACAAGAATCCGTTGATTATGCCAAAAATAATGGTCTACATTATTTTGTTGCTGATATAGATAATTTTATTAGACCTAATACACTAGAAAACATGATAAAATATAAAGAAAAAAATGTTATAGCACCAATGTTAAAATCAACTACGTGTTACTCTAATTTTCATTATGAATGTGATAAAAATGGATATTTAAAAAACAATCCAAAATATTATGATTATTATTTCTATAAAGTAAAAGGTCTAACACCAGTAGATGTAGTACATTGCACATATTTTGTCAATAATAGTGTATTAGACAAAGTATGTTATGATGATGATTCTTTTCGTTATGAATATGTTATTTTCAGTGATTCACTAAGGAAAAATAACATTAAACAGTATTTGGCAAATGATTGTGATTATGGATTGATATCATTAGCAAGGGATAGAAAAGGTATAAAAAAGCACGTCCTTGATATATTAGAAAAAAATTCTTTGACCTCATTTTTTATTATGTAATTTATTGAAAGATTAATTTATTAAAACGAGGCCATCTAGTTGCGTTAACATGCAACATTCCTACACCACCCATAATTAATCCTCCTCTTGGTGCTATAACATATGGGTGTTTAACTCCTCTAGAAGCTAAAGATTTGTTTGTTGGAAGCCAATTACCAACAGTTGATGCTCCTCCATTTTTCTTATCACCATAATTATTAAAAGCCGTATTAAAACGTGCGCCTGCTGTCATAGTTCTTGCTTTTGACATTATAAATTAAGTTTTGAAAATATTTAATTTATATTTATTAAATCTTCTCTCCAGACATTTTACTTGCTATACATTTATTTTGTTCAATTACTTTTTCTTTATCCACAGCTTCTTTATAGTCAAACGTACAATCATGATTTAGTCTATGCTTACTACAAAATGTTTTTCCACATTTACATTTTCCAATTAACTTTTCAGCAGGTGACATCTTCTTATTACAATCTTTAAACTTACACTTTTTAGCCATATTTAACTATTAATTATATTAAATATTGCTTTCAATTTTTAATTTATTCATCAGTTGCACCTTCTACAGCCAAATCTCCTTCATTATTAGAATCTTTATTAATTGTCAGTTCACTAAGACCATGATCAGTGTTTTTATCAATAACAACATTCTCATCTTCAAATAATTCTTTACGGATATCAGCAACTGAAACATCTCCTCCAATTTTATTATCAAACGTACTTACATCTTTTACACTAATAAGATTTCCCTCGTTATCAATTGTTTGTGTTAATACGTTACCTGATTCTAGAGCCTTCTTCTGATTATCCTCCATTGCCTTCTTCTTTGCTTCCTTGACACGATTCTCAAACTCTTTCTTTGCCTTTGCTTCGTTCTTATTCTTTTCATGCATCAACTGATTCAACTCGTCCTCTAGGTATTCTACACGCCCTGTCTTATAAGCTTCTGGATGATATGGCATCCACATACCTACTGGTCCTACAAAAACATCATGATTTGGATCCATTTCGCGAAGTACTTTTGCGCGTAGTTCAGCTTCACCCTGACTTGGATATGAACCACGGATCTTCACACCTCGAGTGCTTGTCTGAAACTGATTACTCTCATCAAACTCAGCACTTAGTTTATCTTCATTATTGTCTACCCATGTTTTAAACTCATCCTCCAATGATGTAGTAAATAAATTATCACGTTCTTCTTTAACAAACTCTTGCAAATCACTAGTTAGAGTATCCATTGAAACATTGTGCTTAAAAGAAATAAAACTCAAAAAATGGGTAAACTTCTCTAAAGACTTGTTCATATCCCATTGTTTTAGGAATTGCTTAAAAAAGAATGTATTTTTTTGTTCTAGTATTTTTTCGGGTGAAATAAATGAAATACAAACAAACTTTTGACCTGCAACTGGCTTATCTTCATCTAGAACATCAACATATTTAGGATTAACTGAACCATCATTATTTCTGCGGGTTACAACTCCGCTTGGGGCCTTTGAATTACCTGACATTGTATACTATTCTAAATGAGTAGCTTTTAAGCCTGATTTATAGCAAACTTTTTTTTCTGCCTTTAGTCTATAGATATGGATCTTATGGGAATCGATCTTGGAGAACTTCTTAAGCGTGCTATTAAGTACCTCGTTGAGGGTTTGATGGTTGCAATCGCAGCTTTCGCAATCCCTAAGCGCTCACTAAACCTTGATGAAATTGCACTTATTGCTCTTACTGCTGCTGCAACTTTCAG